AATTCCAAAGCGTAAAGCATTTGATAAAGTAGCTCCTACCCCAACTCCTCAAGAAGCAGCTGTTATTGCCCGTGCTAATATGGGTGAAAATGCAAACGCTATTGCTGCTCACTTTATGATGAGAGTTGAGGAAGTTAAAGAAATTTTAGGCAAATACTAATGAATACCTTTAAGCAAATAGTAGAGCGATTTGAAACAGCCTGTAATGCTACTCCTGCAATACATGAATTTGCTTATGGTACTATTGATAAATTAGATTCAACATCTCAAAATATAAGATATTCGTATATATTCTTACGTCCAATAGCTTCACCTGGAATTGTATTATCAGATAATGGTATATCAGGTACTCGTACATTAACATTTGAATTATATTCTTTAGATGTACCACAGCTAACTGAATCAGATTATTTACAAGTAATGTCTCAGTGTGAGCAAAACTTATATGCTGTTTTATCTTATTTCAATGTAGGACCATATCAGACAGACTCATTTATTACTTTAGCAAATGTAACACCTGTTAATGAAGCATTTAATGATAGAGTTTATGGTTGGGTAGCTACACTTGACTATACAGAAACAGGAGTATTAGATTATTGTTCATTCCCATCAAATTAATTATGGCACAACCACTATATAGAGCATTAGAGAAAGCAGGTGAGTTAATAGTAGCTGAAATGAGAGCTACTCTTAGGAAAAATAAATCTAATGCTACAGGTACCTTATCAAGATCAATTTCATACACAGTTAAAGATACTCAAGATGGTTTAAAGTTATTAATTGGAATGGAAGAGTATGGAGGTGCTGTTGATGGTGGTAGAAAAAAAAGTAAATCTGGTGGACCAAAACAGTCTTGGAGACAAAAAATAGTCACGTGGATGCGCGCTAAAAACATTAAACCTTATCCGGGTATGACAATGGAGACAGCAGCATTCTTTATTACAAAGAAAATTAACCGTAAAGGTTATGAACCAGAACCATTCATTGACAAATCAGTAAACAAAGTATTAAATGAAATTCTTGATGGAGTAGAGAATGATATGGTTGAAACCATAAAAGAAACATTAGCAGGAAGAAAATAAAATGGCAATAACAATACAACAATATCCAGAACAACTTAATATGGCAAACTCTGATTTGTTGTGGTTGGTGACTTCAGACTCATCATCAGCCCCACAATATCAGTTTGTTTGTGCTTTACAAGATGGCTGTGGAAATACATTAACAACAATAAAACAACAACCTAACCCATCAGATAAAGGAGTATTTAATTTAGGACGTATTGTAAAACAATATTTAGACTATGACAATTATGCTTTAACCATTGGTGATGTAGGTTCTTTATTTAATAAAAACACTGATACAGCTAAATTTTTTAAAGTAGCATTTGGTGAGGAATATGGAACATCTCCTTCATCATCAGTAACATCTTACACTGGAATTGGATCTAATACAGGTAATCCTGCTCAAACAGGTTCTTTACCTTACTATTATTTAATAGATGGAGTTGTTGATCCTAATGATGGTTCATTTAATTGGAATACTTCATCATTTTGGTACCCAAATGAAGCTACTCCTTCATCAGCTACTTTTTCACGTAATATAGCTTTAACAGATGCTCCACGTACACAGTACGCTAAAGACGCAGATTACTTAAGTATATCGTTTTTAAACGGCAACCTCAATTCAGCCACCAGCTCTGCCCAAGATGTAAGATGGGTTGAGTATACATTTTATAGTGCGAGTGTAGCATATGATTCTGCCTCATTTAGTAACGAAAATAATACAAATAATTCTAATTCAGGTGGTCCTGTAACATCATCAGCTGGTTTATTTTCAACAGCAGCTACAGTACAAACTTGTTTAACAGCATCTGGTAATCAAACATCAGGTTCATTATTAATACATTTAGGAATTGGTCCTCAAAACCTAATTGATAATGGAAACGTTACTGGTATTACTGGTAGTTGGGATTATTATACTGTAAAATTATATCCACAAGATTCAGTACAACAAGGCTTCTTTAACCCTAATGGAGTTTGGGATTCATTTACAATTTACAAACAAACAGGAAATTGTCAATACCCAGGAGTTAGATTTGGTTGGATTAATGATTATGGAGTATGGGATTACTTTAATTTCGTACTGCAAGAAGATAAAAACACAGTAGTTGATAGAGGATTATATAGACAAAATTTCGTTGATTATTCAACGACCTCTAATGGAGTCACATATGACCGTGAGCGACGCGGAAATAATGCGTATTACACGAATATAAGCGCGAATTTTACGGCTAATAGTGATTGGTTAAATCAAGCACAAGCTAATTGGTTAGAGGGATTATTTATTTCTCCTAACGTTTATATTCAAGATGGAACCAATTGGTTACCTGTAATTATTACTGATACTGAGTTTACATCTAAAACAAATCCAAGAACTCAAAAGTTATTTAAATATACAGTAAATTATATCTTAGCAAATAATAAGAGAAGCAGATAATGAACCAATATAGTGTAGTTCTTAGAGCAATAAATGATAATAATGAAAAATTTGACCTTGAAGTAGTCAATGACCCTTCCTTCCTAATTGACATTTCAGCAATTGAATATGGTGATATAGGAAGTGTTTATGGTATTTCTACTCAACAAATTGCATTACCTGGAACAGATATTAACAACCAGTTTTTTAATCATTTGTTTGATTTAGGAGCCACTCCAGCTGTTGCCTTAAATAAATCTGTCCCTTGTCAAGTATTAGTTGATGGTGAGGCAGTATTTACAGGCAAATTGTATATACAAAACATTGTTACTGACAGATACTATGATGTAATATACAACTGCGTCATTACGAACGAAACTGTTGATTTTAGAATATTAAATGAGAATAAAGCATTATCAGCATTAGATTGGAGTTCTTATGATCACACCTATGAATGGACAAACGTTTCTAAATCTTGGAACGATGATTTATTTGGTGAAAGTATATTTTACCCATTTGTTAACTATGGTTCAAATCCTATTGATTCACAGACACCTGGATTTGAATTTGGTGGTGCAAAATATCAATTAGACAACTTTAATACTCCTTTACGAGTATATCAATTTAAACCTGCTGTACAGGTTAAAACAATCATTGATGAAATATTCAATGACATAAATTACAAGTACACAAGTTCATTTATTGAAAGTGCTGATTTCCAAAACTTATATATGTTAGGAACCTCAGATGATAGAGATGGACTTTCATTCGTTACCCCAACATCTGGTTCTTATGTTTATGCAGATGTAACACAATCATTTAACTCTGGATTTACTACTATAGCATATACCAGATTAAACTTCCAACAAGAAGTATATGATAATGGTAATGCTTATAATATACCAAGTCAATATTATGTTGCCTCATTTACAGGTGAACATATTTTTAGTTTAAACATTCCGTTTAACATTACTTCAAACTTTGGGCCACTACAACAAGCAAATGCAGGACGAAAATTTGTCCTACAAGTATATGAGGTAGGTTCTTCTGTACCAATTAAAGGCTACACTCAATACTTAAAAAACACAACATCTGGAGTTATAGCAACAGGAAATATTCCTATTACATTAACTGCAGGACAACAAATTGAATTTAAAGCAGTATTATTTACTCCATCATCAAACGGAAGAGAAAAATTTACTACTATAACTACTACAGGTAAAAATGGTGTGTGGTTAAAAGCACAAATGCCTACTAACCCTGAAGGTGGTACTGTAGATGTTGCTACTGTATTTGGTGATTTAACAGTACTTGATTTTATACAGGGATTAATTGACAAGTTTAACCTTGTAATTGAGCCTGTAGCTGGAGAAAGAAATTTACTTAAAATAGAACCATACGACAATTGGATTGATCAAGGTGAAACTAAAGATTGGACTTCAATTGTTGATAGAAACGTTAAATATCAAATTGAGCATCCAGCACAAACAATGCCTGCTCAAATTAGATTCAGTGATGACATTGATGATGATATTTTAAACCAAGGACAACTTAAAAATGATGGTAGAGTATATGGTGAATTCACTTACGTATCTGATAGTGATTTACCTGAAGGTGAAAACACTGTAGGTGGTTTCTTTGCTGCTACTCCTGTTAAACAATTACCTGTTAAAGGACAAAATGGTACTACAGTTGTTCCTTGGTTAGTAGTTGAACAAGAAAATCAATACGTTACTGGATTTAAATTTAAACCAAGATTATTATATAAACAACCATTACAAACTATTCCTGATTCAGAAATGTTTGGTATTGATGGTATTAATCCTGGAACATATTATTTTGTTAAAGATGCAACTGTACCAGCTACAATAGCTATCAATTATTACAGAACTGCTTTAGCAACAAATGCCTCACCTACTGATTTTGAAACTACTTTAGATTTACATTATCAAAACGTAGGTTATTGGCCATTTCAACAAAACGTAGTTAATGGCCAATGTCAACAAGGAGCTTACAACCAATATTGGGCCAACTACATTGGTTCATTATATGACGTAGATGCTCGCTTATTAACGTGTAATATAGTATTAAATCCGTCAGACATCAAAGACATCAAACTTAATGATAAAATCTTTATAGACGGTCATTTATACAGAATTAATAAAATACAAGGTGCCAACCTAATTAATAAACAATCTACAGTTGTACAATTACTTAAATTAACTCCTCGTAAATTAGAATTTACAGGTAAACGTAGAGTATCAACTGGATTAAATCCTGAAGATTATGTTGATGTAGTTACAGGTGAATATTTGCCTGATGGTACTGTAATTTATAGAGATGCTAATACAGGTGCATTAATTACTAATTATGATGTTTTAGATCCTGTATCAGCATTTGATGGATTTGAATTTAGAGATGGAGTTGTTTCTTGGAATAACACTAAACCAGTAACATTTAATCCTAATGTAATTGTAGTTGGCCCTAATAAATTTAATGAATCACAAAACAATGTAGTTGTTATAGGTGCAGGTAATGATTTATCTGATAACGTAAACAACGTAGTTGTATTTGGAAATGATAATATTGTTAGTGATGCTGCAGTTGATACAATTGTATTTGCTTCAAGTGCGTCTATAACCGAAAGTGAACGTGTTATATTAATTCAACCATCAGGTTCACGAATTATATCGGGTTCACAAAACAACGTTGTTATAAACCCTATAAATGACATTTACTCAACAGATCCTACTGGCAGTGTATATACAGGCAATTTAATTAATCAAGGTACAGCTGATTTTAAATCAGGACAAACAGTAACAGGATCAGTTGATATAACAGGTTCAATTATATTAAATGGATCTCCAATAACTGGAGGCGGAGCAGCAGTAACAAGCAGTGCCACTGATTTTAGTCATTCATTTGCAGCTGATCCATCATCAGAGTTATTTGTTACTATACCAATTACAGGACCAATTAATACATCTTATGCTATAAATTATATTATGACCTCTGGCTCAGCAGCTATTAATGCAGGTCAATTACAAGTGA